CCTCCTAAAAAAATAGATCCAACTGGCGAAGGATGTACACCAACAATAGAGATTACTCATCTTTGGCATCTCGGTAAAATGAAAGAATTTGAGATAGCTCTTGATACCAAAATTCCAAAGGCACTATCTATTCTTCCACAGGTTAAAGAAGAAAATATTTCAACTGTAGATACAAGAGAAAATGCGAAGATTTATGTTCAAGTAGGAGATACACCATCGTATGCAACGCTTGAACAGTTAAAAGAACTTAATACAAAAACAGTGTTCGTAGATGAGCTATCGGACACAAAAATTCACAAGTTAAGCAATGAAGATATTGTAATGCTTAGAAAGGAGTAATAAATAATGTCGCAAAAAAGGACACAATATGTAAAAACGGCAAACGGTCTTGAAAAGCAACTTATTGCATCATCCGCCGACATTGTAGAAATTAATACGATAGATGGTTTAGATGCAAAAAACGTTCAAGATGCACTTGTAAAAATAAAAGACATCGCTGATAACGGTGGTGTTACTGGAGTAAAAGGCAATGGTGAAACAAATTATCGAAAAGGTAACGTAAATATTACACCAACAAACATTGGACTTGGTAATGTTACAAATCATGCACAAGTAAAAAGAACTGAAATGGGCGTAGCCAATGGTGTAGCTACATTAGGAGCAGATGGTAAAGTACCTTCAGGTCAATTGCCTTCTTATGTTGATGATGTTTTGGAATACGATAAAAAGTCTGCGTTCCCTGCAACAGGTGAGACAGGCAAAATTTATGTGACAAAGGATACTAACCTAACTTATAGATGGTCAGGAACGTCATATGTTGAAATCAGTTCTTCGCTTGCCCTTGGAGAGACATCATCAACGGCTTATGCAGGTGATAAAGGTAAGGCACTAGCCGTAAGAGTTACAGCCGTGGAAGGAAAGGCGAGCACCAACGAGTCTAATATCTCAAGCGTAGGAACAAGAGTCACTAATCTTGAAAACGGAACTAAGGCAGCGGGTAAAGCAACCAAACTTGCAACGGCAAGGAAAATCTCAATCTCAGGTGATGCAACAGGAAGTACAGATTTTGATGGAAGTGCAGATAAAACAATTGCTTTGACACTTGCTAATTCAGGAGTTACTGCTGGTACTTATTCTGCGGTAGCGGTAGATGCAAAAGGAAGAGTCACGGCAGGCAGCCAGATAGTTGAATGGGGAGCAAAGGGACAAACCGAGCCAAGTGCTAATTTAGCAGTAGGTGGCTTGTTCTTCATGCTTAATGAATAGGTGATTTTATGTCTTGCTATACACCGAAAAGAAAAACTAATAACGGGATCGAGGACGTAAAACTTCCAATCAATTCTATAAAGGGCCTCGAGGATAGGCTTGCGACAATCGGAGGAAGGAAGCTGTCAATGCCAATCATAAGGCTCGCTAATGTCCTGGACGGTAACAACACGATGATCATCGGCCCGAGCAACCCACTGAAGTTTTGCGTCGAGATCATCGATGGATCGTTGCAGGTTGGGGATTCTTTGCAGATCTGCGTAAAGCAGCTTTTCACCTACAGGAAAAGGAACAAGCGAAAGTACAGATTGAGATGCCAGTGGAGCACGAATGTCACCCAGCAGGACATAGGCTCGAGGTTCCTGTACGTAAGCGTCATCGAATCTCTAAGCGGGATATCGCAGAGATTGTATAGGACGAATGACTGGGGAAATTCGACCTTATCGCCGCTATACATCCGAATAAGAAGGCCGATTTTCGCTGGAACAAACGAAGTCGGTGCCTATTTTTCGAATATAGTGACCGTCTGGAAGAAATATTCCCTAGAAACAGGGAAGATACTAATCAAATAAAGAAATTATCGAGTGACGGAATCAACTCTGCAGGGGAAACCCCGCAGTGACAGTAAAACTCGCCAAAAGGCGTGTCGGCGCAAACTCTCGGTAATTTTTGTTTTTTTATGAGGAGGTAAAAATGAAAACAACCAAAGAAATGACGCTTGTCAGCATTGACAGGCTTATACCATATATAAATAACGCAAGGACGCATAGCGAAGCTCAGATTACGAAACTACGTTCAAGCCTTCGCGAATTTGGTTTTATTAATCCTGTGATTATTGATAAAAATTATAATATCATTGCAGGTCATGGACGAGTTCAAGCAGCAAAAGCAGAAGGAATAAAAGAAGTTCCTTGTGTGCTTGTTGACTATCTAACTGAAGCGCAGAAAAAGGCGTACATCATTGCCGACAATCGCATGGCACTTGATGCAGGATGGGATGAAGAAATCCTCAAGGTTGAATTGGAGACTCTCGAAGGGGAGTCTTTTGATTTGTCACTTACAGGTTTCGATGATGATGAACTCACAGACCTGTTCAAGGAAGGCAAAACGGACATTGAAGACGACAATTACGATTTGTCTGCCGCTTTGGAAAAAGCATCATTCGTTGAAAAAGGCGATAGATGGATAATCGGAAGGCACGTTCTTTATTGTGGGGATGCAACCGATGCAGAAGACGTCAATAAGCTTATGGATGGGAAGAAGGCAAATTTGGTGCTTACAGATCCTCCTTATGGTGTGTCTTTTAAATCTTCAAGTGGGCTAACCATCAAAAACGATTCAATTAAAAATGAGGAATTTTATCAGTTCTTACTTGATGCTTTTAATAACATGGTTGCTCATTGTGAAAGTGGTGCAGCAGGATATGTCTTCCATGCAGATACCGAAGGACTTAACTTTAGGAAGGCATTTATTGATGCAGGTTTCCATTTAGCAGGATGTTGTATATGGGTAAAAGATTCACTTGTATTAGGTAGATCTGATTATCAGTGGCAGCATGAACCTGTACTTTATGGTTTCTTACAGAACGGAAAGCATAGATGGTTCTCAGACAGAAAACAAACTACCATTTGGAATTTTAAAAAACCTAAGAGGAATGAAAATCACCCAACAAGTAAACCTCTTGATTTGCTTTCTTACCCTTTGCAAAACAGCTCTCAGGAAAACACAATTGTAATTGATACTTTTGGTGGTTCTGGATCAACTCTAATGGCTTGTGAACTCACTAATCGTATTTGCTACACGATGGAGCTAGATGAGAAATATGCATCGGTTATTTTAAGACGATATGTTGATAACGGCGGTGATCCTGAAGGAGTTTACTGCATTAGAAATGGTGAGAAAATCAACTATCTTGATGTGGTTAAAGAAGTTGAGAAAAAGTTCGATAATTCCTTTGCCAATGACTTGATATAAAACTCCTTTAGAGTGATATATATACTACCTAAAGGAGGTATTAAAAATGAACGAATTTAGAAAGAAATTATATGAAATGTGCGATAAGACCAATACAAGAAAGAGTGGCATCGACTTCCTTGTTAATTACTACATTGAATCATTACACTGGAGTGAAGAAGAGGCTTGCAAATACGCACTTAGCTTATTTAAAAACGGAACTATCCAAAATATTAAGCTGATAGGAAAGGATGGACAAGAACTATGATTGATATTGAAAACTTAAAAAAAGAGTTTCCTGTTGGTAGTCGAGTTGAACTTATCAAGATGGAAGATAAACAAGCACCACCAATTGGGACAAGAGGCACGGTAATAGGTGTTGATGATATCGGTTCGATCATGGTTGCTTGGGATAATGGAAGTTCACTAAATGTTGTATATGGGGTTGATAAATGCGAAAAGCTAAATATTGTTAAAACAATATGCTATGGCAAGGAACAAATATGGGATAAAAAAGAAGATGCAATTGAATTTTTTGTTGATTGTATGCTTAATTCTGAAGGTTCAGAAAGAGAAAGATACTGTAACATTTTATCTTCGCTAGAGGCCAATTTGAAAGTATGCAAAGATATGTAGAAATCCAAGTACTTTATATATCATAGATATATAAAAAAACATTCAAAAAAAGATACACAATTGACTTGATATAAGTCCTCTTTAGAGTGATATATATACACGAGGAAGGAATACAACTTCCAAGGAGAAACAAGCATGAAAAATACAGAAAACCAAGTTACAAATATGAAAAAACAAACAATCGGAGTCGAGGTTGAGATGAACTCAATTACAAGAAAAAAAGCAGCAATTTTGGTTGGAGAATATTTTGGTACAAGAGCATACGATGCAGCAAGAGAATACGGTTATTTCAGTTGGGCTTGCAAAGACACGAAAGGAAGAACATGGAAATTCCAAAAGGATGTATCAATTGCAGGACCAGACGATGAAAAATGCGAAATGGTAACGCCAATCCTAACCTATGATGATATTGAAGACTTGCAGGAAATTATAAGAATACTTAGAAAAGCGGGTGCGAAAAGCGTTGCATCAAGGATGTGTGGAGTTCACATCCATATTGGAGCAAACGGGCATACCCCACAAACAATGAGAAACCTTACAAACATTATGGCAAGCCACGAAAGCTTACTTGCTGAGGCACTCAACCTTGATAGAGGAAGAATTGATAGATACTGCCGAACAGTTGACGGAAGGTTCTTAAAAGCAGTCAATAAGAAAAAGCCTAAAACAATGAGTGCATTTGCTGATGTCTGGTACGAAAGCCAAAACGAAGGATATGGAAGAACACAACATTATAATGGGAGCAGATACCACATGCTAAACTTTCATGCAACATTTACAAAAGGAACAATTGAATTTAGATTATTCCAATTTGATGCACCGAGTGATGGTAAAGCAAATGGGCTTCATGCAGGACAACTTAAGAGTTACATTCAACTTTGCTTGACACTAAGCCAAATGGCAAAAGATGCAAAGGCAGCATCAAGCAAACCTCAACAACATGACAATCCAAAATATGCAATGAGAACATGGCTACTTAGACTTGGCTTTATCGGAGATGAATTCAAAACAGCTAGAGAATTCTTAACTAAAAGGTTGTCAGGAGATGCAAGCTTCAGAAGTGGGGTAAGACCTATTTCTATAGCCTAAGGAGGTAATTTATATGAAGAAGACTTACTATTTAGCCTATGGCTCAAACTTAAATGAAAGGCAAATGAAAAGAAGATGCCCTGATGCAACCAAGGTTGGAACGTCATTCATTGATGGTTATAGGCTCATGTTTAAAGGAAGCAAAACAGGTGCATACCTTACAATTGAAAAAGCAAAAGGACATAAGGTTCCAGTTGGTGTGTGGCTTGTGAGTGGGCAAGACTTGGCTTCACTTGACGTTTACGAGGGGTACCCTTCCTTTTATTATAGGAAATGGGTAAATGTTCCATTTGAAAATAAAAACGCAACACAGGGCAAAATAAACGCCTTAGTCTACATAATGCATGAGGCCAGGAACCTTGCTTGCCCCACGAAATTCTATGTTGATACCTGCCTTGAAGGGTATGAAGACTTTGGATTTGACAAAAGATATCTATTGGAAGCACTAAAATTTAGCTTGGAGGTAAACGATGAAGACAAACGATAATTTTATGAAGACTTGTCCTAAATGTGGCAAGAACTACAAAGCACCATCTGCCATTTCAAGGGTAGATAATAAAACGGCGATTTGCCCAACGTGTGGTACGAGAGAGGCGCTTGAAGGCTTAGGTATTAACAATGACGAGATTGAAAAAATAATCGAAACAATACCAAAGTATGAATAAAAGTAAAGAGAATCAAAGTCGGCTTGATGGTCGGCTTTTTCTTATTGATAAGGAGGTGGAAATTTGCGAAAACTTAAAAAGTATGTTCCGACTAAGTTCAAAGCTAAAGACTCCACCTATGATAAAGCTGCTGCAGATTATGCTGTTAACTTTATTCAATGCTTGTGTCATACGAAAGGTACATGGGCAGGTGAGCCATTTGAACTTATAGATTGGCAAGAGCAAATTATAAGAGATGTGTTTGGAACATTGAAACCAAATGGCTATAGGCAATTTAATACAGCTTATATCGAGATACCTAAAAAGCAAGGAAAGTCCGAGCTTGCTGCTGCAGTTGCATTGCTTCTTACATGCGGTGATGGTGAAGAAAGAGCTGAAGTTTATGGATGTGCAGCCGATAGGCAACAAGCATCAATCGTATTTGAGGTTGCAGCGGATATGATAAGAATGTGTCCTGCACTTAATAAAAGGTGCAAGATACTATCGGCAACAAAGCGAATTATTTATTTGCCAACAAATAGCTTTTATCAGGTCTTGTCCGCTGAGGCTTATTCTAAACATGGCTTTAACATACACGGAGTTGTGTTTGATGAGTTACATACTCAGCCAAATAGAAAACTTTTTGATGTTATGACCAAAGGTTCTGGTGATGCAAGAATGCAACCTTTGTATTTCTTAATCACCACAGCAGGAACTGATACTAAATCTATTTGTTATGAAACACATCAAAAAGCAAAAGACATTCTTGAAGGAAGAAAACATGATTCCACATTCTACCCAGTCATTTATGGAGCGGAAGTGGATGATGATTGGACGGATCCTAAAGTATGGAAAAAGGCAAATCCATCACTTGGCATAACAGTTGGAATAGACAAGGTAAAAGCGGCTTGTGAAAGTGCAAAACAAAATCCTACAGAAGAAAATTCATTCAGACAGTTAAGGCTAAATCAATGGGTAAAGCAAGCAGTAAGATGGATGCCTATGGAAAAGTGGGACAATTGCAGGTTTGACTTTAATCCTGAAGATTTAAAAGGGAGAGTTTGCTATGGTGGCCTTGATTTATCTTCAACAACTGATATTACGGCTTTTGTATTAGTGTTCCCACCAACTGATGAAGATGAGCATTATTATGTTCTGCCTTATTTTTGGATACCAGAAGAAAATATGGAGGCAAGAGTCAATAAAGACCATGTTCCTTATGACTTGTGGGAAAGGCAAGGCTTTATTGAAACGACCGAAGGCAATGTTATTCATTATGCCTACATTGAGAGTTTTATAGATGAGCTTGGTAAAAAATACAACATAAAAGAAATTGCTTTTGATAGGTGGGGCGCAACAATGCTTGTTCAAAATCTGGAAGGACTCGGTTTTACAGTCGTTCCCTTTGGTCAGGGATTTAAAGATATGAGCCCACCGACAAAAGAGCTTATGAACTTGGCCCTTGGCAAAACTTTAAGGCATAATGGACATCCAGTGCTTAGATGGATGATGGACAATGTGTGTGTTAGAACAGATCCAGCAGGAAATATAAAGATGGATAAGTCAAAATCCACAGAGAAGATTGATGGTAGCGTGGCAACTGTTATGGCACTTGATAGAGCAATAAGAAATAAAGGAGAGACTTCTGATTCAGTTTATGATTCAAGAGGTCTTTTAATTATTTAGGAGGTCAAAAATGGGACTTATAAACAAATTATTCAAATCACGAGATCAACCCAAGATAGATAACAGAACTGTTGGTAGTTCTTATTCGTTTTATATGGGCGGTTCTTCAGCTGGTAAGAATGTAAATGAAAGAAGTGCAATGCAAATGACTGCAGTTTATTCATGTGTAAGAATTCTTGCAGAAGCTGTTGCAGGATTGCCATTACATCTTTATCGATATAAGGAAGACGGTTGAAAAGAAAGAGCGATAGACAATAACCTTTATCACTTACTACATGACGAACCAAACAAGGAAATGAGTTCATTTATATTTAGAGAAACACTTATGACTCATTTGCTTTTATGGGGAAACGCTTATGCACAGATTATAAGAAATGGTAAGGGCGAGGTTGTAGCTTTATATCCTTTGATGCCAAATAAGATGCAAGTTGATAGAGACGAAAATGGTGAGCTTTATTACATATACACGAGAAGTTCTGACGAAGCAAAGACTATGGACGGAGTGACGGTGTATTTAACGCCAAGAGACGTCTTACATATTCCAGGACTTGGATTTGATGGGCTAGTAGGATATTCGCCAATAGCGATGGCCAAAAATGCGATAGGACTGTCAATTGCTACAGAAGAATATGGTGCAAAATTTTTTGCGAATGGTGCTGCACCATCTGGTGTCTTGGAGCATCCAGGGACAATTAAGGATCCATCAAGACTAAGAGAGAACTGGAACTCGACATTCGGTGGCTCTGCTAATTCTGGTAAGGTTGCAGTATTAGAAGAAGGAATGAAGTACACACCGATTTCAATTTCACCAGAACAAGCTCAGTTCTTAGAAACAAGGAAATTTCAAATTGATGAGATAGCTCGAATTTTTAGGGTTCCACCTCATATGGTTGGTGACCTTGAGAAATCGAGCTTTTCTAATATTGAACAGCAATCACTCGAGTTCGTTAAGTATACCTTAGATCCGTGGGTTATTAGATGGGAACAGTCGTTATCTAGGGCATTACTTAATGAAGATGAAAAACGAAAGTATTTCTTCAAGTTTAATCTTGAAGGTTTGCTTAGGGGTGATTACGAATCTCGTATGAGTGGTTATGCAGTGGCAAGGCAAAATGGCTGGATGTCTGCAAATGATATACGAGAACTTGAAAATATGGATAAGATTTCTGCCGAAGATGGTGGTGACTTATACCTAATTAACGGCAATATGCTACCGCTTAATAAAGCAGGAGCTTATGCAAATATAGAAAAGGAGGATACAGCCGATGAGGAAATTTTGGAAATGGATAAATCAAACCGAAGTGGAAGAAAGAGTCCTAGAACTTAATGGAACAATAGCGGAAGAATCATGGTTTGATGATGATATTACACCACGAATGTTCAAAGAAGAGCTTTGCTCTGGAAATGGTCCGATTACTGTTTGGATTAATAGTCCCGGTGGTGATTGTATTGCAGCTTCGCAGATTTATTCAATGCTAATGGATTATAAAGGTGAGGTTACAGTTAAAATTGACGGAATTGCCGCTAGTGCTGCAAGCGTAATAGCTATGGCAGGAACTAAGGTCGTCATTGCTCCAACTGCACTTATTATGATTCATAATCCATCAACTAGTGCTAATGGTGACCATAGAGATATGAGTAAAACGATTGAAGTACTAAACGAAGTAAAAGAATCGATTATCAATGCCTATGAAATTAAAACAGGACTTTCAAGAACAGTCCTAAGTCACATGATGGACGCAGTTACATGGATGAATGCAAACAAAGCTATTGAACTTGGATTTGCAGATGAAATACTCGAAGACGAAAAGAAAGCAAATTCAAGTAAAAGTTTTGTGTTTCAAGAACATGTGTTTGCAGCGAAACTATTTAACAAAATTACAAACAAAGAAGTAGATGCAAAGCCTAAGCAAAAAGGCAGAAGCGTTGATGAGCTTAAAGCAAAACTTAGTCAAATAAAAAATTTAATTTAATGGAGGATATAAAAAATATGACTATTACTGAATTACGTGAAAAGCGTGCCAAAACTTGGAGTGCAATGGAAAACTTCCTTGACTCCCACAGAAACGATCAAGGTGTACTTAGCGAAGAAGATGATGCTATTTATACTAAGATGGAAAAAGAATTTGAATCTTATACTAATGAAATTAAACGTATGGAAAGAAAAGATGCAATTGAAGCTGAACTTAATAAGCCTGTATCGACTCCTTTGACTGCTAAACCTATGGTAGCTAAAGATGAAGAAGAAAATGCTGGTAGAAAATCTAAAGCATATAAAAAGTCTTTCTGGAATGCTATGAGAGCAAAGGCAGTAAGACCTGATGTAATGAATGCACTTCAAATTGGTTCTGATAGTGAAGGTGGATATCTTGTTCCTGATGAATATGAAAAAACACTTGTTGAAAGCCTAGAAGAAGAAAATCTATTTAGAAAGATTGCAAAAGTAATTACTACATCTTCAGGAGATAGAAAAATTCCTGTTGTTGCAACGAAAGGTACTGCCTCTTGGGTAGATGAAGAAGGAACTATTAATGAAAGTGATGATGCATTTTCTCAAGTTTCAATTGGTGCATATAAACTTGGCACCTTAATTAAGGTTTCTGAAGAACTTTTAAACGATTCTGTATTTGACCTTGAATCTTATATTTCTAAGGAATTTGCAAGACGAATCGGTAATAAAGAGGAAGATGCATTCTTCAATGGCGATGGTGTTGGAAAACCAATTGGTATTTTTAATGCAACAGGAGGTGCAGAGGTCGGTGTAACTGCAACAAGCTCTACAGCAATAACCGTAGATGAACTTATCGACTTATTCTATTCACTTAAAGCACCTTATAGAAAGAATGCTGTATGGGTTCTTAATGATGCAACTATTAAAGCAATCAGAAAACTAAAAGACAATAATGGTAATTACTTGTGGCAACCTGCACTTACTGCGAACACTCCTGATACTATCTTGGGTAGACCAGTATTTACATCAAGTTATGTTCCTACTATTGCAGCAGGTGCAAAGACTATTGCTTTTGGTGATTTCTCATATTACTGGGTTGCCGATAGACAATCTCGTAGTTTCAAGCGCCTTAATGAACTTTATGCTGCAACAGGTCAAGTTGGTTTTGTTGCCACTCAAAGAGTAGATGGCAAGCTTATTCTTCCTGAAGCAATCAAGGTTCTTGCTCAAAAAGAATAATAAAAAATAGGAGGTGGCAGATATGATTGCTAATGAATTACTAAAACAGGTGAAAGAAAATTTAATCATAACATTCGACGACGATGACAGTCTTATTCTTAGTTTCATAGTTGCCGCTATTTCCTATGCGGAAAGTTATCAACATATAACTGAAGGTACTTATAGCGTTATGCCTATGTCAGCAACTACAAAACAGGCGATCATCATGCTTGCTTCACATTTCTATGAATCTCGTGATGGGAGTACTGGTGGTTTCTTCGCAAATACACCAAACGCATCAGAACAAGTATGGAAGACAGTAAATCTACTACTTAGAATGGATCGAAATTGGAAGGTGTGAGTATGGGCTTAGGATTAATGAATAAACCTGCAAAAATATGTGAGAAGACTTTTGTGACCGATTTTGAGGGCTTTTCTTCGCAACGTGTGGCGGTTTTGGCAAACATTCGAGTGTTTGTTGAAGGTCGCCATGGAAGCGAACGTTGGGCGAATTTGGCGGCTTTTAGCGAGGCTACCGAACTTTTTCGCTTTAGGAAAATACCAAATCTAAATATAACGACGAAGCAATATATCATTTTCAATAACGAAGAATACGATATTTTATCTGTCGAAAATGTAAAAGGCAGAAATATGTATATTGAGGTTTTGGTTAAAAAGGTGGTGGCATCAAATGGCTAAATGCACTTGTAATTTGCCAGAAGAACTACTAAAAAAACTATCAAAACTTGGAAACAAAATGGATGAGGTTAGTGAAAAGGTTCTTGAAGATGGTGGAGAGATTGTTCTCAATAACGTTAAAAATAATCTACAAGGTGTATTAAGCGGAAATTCAACAGGCGAACTTTTAAGCTCTCTAGGTTTAAGTAAGGTACTTTTAGGTAGAGATGGAAACCACAATATAAAGGTTGGTTTTGCAGAGCCAAGAAGGGACGGAAAATCTAATGCTATGATAGCTAATATCATTGAGTATGGAAAGTCAGATCAACCTGCCAAGCCGTTCTTGAAGCCTGCGAAAAGCCAGTCAAAGAAAGCGTGCATAGATAAAATGACACAAAAAATGGAAGATGAAATAAATAGATTATGAGTGTTTTAGCTGATGTAAAAGAATTACTAGAACCTTTAAGTGTTCCAATAGCAACTGGTGTATATAAAGGAACTGCAACAGATACTTACCTAGTTTTAGTTCCAATGTCAGATACTTTTGAATTGCATGCTGATAATATGCCTAATGCCGAAGTACAAGAATTGAGAGTTTCAATTTATACAAAAGGTAATTACAAAAAAATAACAAATCAAATAGTAAAGAAACTATTAAATGCGGAATTTACAGTAACCGACCGCAGATACATCGGTTACGAAACTGAAACTGACTATTTTCACTATGTAGTTGACATAGCAAAAAATTATGAATTGGAGGAATAAATAAAATGGCAACAATTGGTTTAGACAAACTTGTCTATGCACCTATCACGGAAGACAAAAATGGTAACGAAACATATGGAACACCTGTTCAACTCGCAAAGGCAATCTCAGCTGATTTGTCTATCGAGTTGAACGAGGCTATTCTTTTTGCTGATGACGGTCAATCTGAAACGGTAAAGGAATTCAAGAGCGGCACTATCTCGCTTGGCGTAGACGACATCGGAAACGAGGCAGCGGTGGCTCTTGTTGGCGCAACGCTCGATAGCAATGGTGTACTTATTTCGGGTGGTGAGGATATCTCTCAATATGTAGCAATCGGATTTAGAGCGAAGAAATCGAACGGGAAATATAAGTATTATTGGCTTTATAGGGTACTGTTCGGAATTCCTACCACTAACCTTGCTACCAAAGGTGATTCGATAACTTTCTCAACTCCTACTATCGAAGGAGCTATTTATAGAAGAAACAAGCCTGATGGTAAGAATAAGCATCCTTGGAAAGCAGAAGTCACCGAGACACAGGAAAACATTGAAACTATTAATGCTTGGTACGATAGCGTATACGAGCCTGAATACTAAGGAGGTAAATACAAATGGCAGATGAAAGAAGCTCAATCATTAAGATTGGTGAAAAAGAATATGAATTGCTTTTAACAACTAAGGCAACAAAGGAAATCGCCAAAAAATATGGTGGCATTTCTAACCTTGGGGATAAACTTGTAAAAAGCGAAAATTACGAAGATGCAATTGGTGAGATTGTTTGGCTTATTGTAACGCTTGCCAATCAACCTATTCTTATTTTCAATTACAAGAACAAAGGAAGCGAAAAGCCACTCTTGACTCTAGATGAAGTGGNTATTGCAAACTTTAAAGATGCGATTACTGAGGCTCTATTGAAAGGGACAAAACGAAATATTGAGAGTGTAGAAGTAAAAAACGCAGTGGGCGAGTAAGTGACGAAGAGTTGTTTACTCGTCTTTTATATTATGGGCTATCGCAATTGCACTTGTCACAAGATGAAGTGTGGATGATGCCCTTTGGACTTTTACTTGACTTGTGGGAATGTCATAAACAGTACAATGGCATATCTAAGCCTAAAGTAGAAGTTTTTATTGACGATATTATTCCTGAAGGAATTTAAAAAGAGGAGGTGAACGCAAATGGCAGATAGTTTTGGTTTGAAAATTGGGCTCGAAGGTGAAAAGGAATTCAAGTCTGCACTTGCATCAATAAATCAATCTTTCAAAGTATTAGGATCTGAAATGAAACTTGTAGAGAGTCAGTTTGATAAAAACGATAATTCAATGCAGGCATTAACCGCAAGAAATGAAGTGTTGCAAAAATCAATTGATGCTCAAAAGCAAAAGATAGAAACCTTGCGTTCTGCCCTTTCTAATGCAGCCGAATCATTTGGCGAGAATGATAGAAGAACACAAAATTGGCAAATCCAATTAAATAACGCACAGGCCGAACTAAACAAAATGGAAAAAGAGTTGAATGCTAATACATCGGCTCTTGATAGTGCAGGAAAAGAAATGGACGGTGTTGCTAAAAGTGCTGACGATATGGGTGAAGATATCGAAGATGCTGGAAAGTCTGCAGAAAAGTCTGAAAGTAAGTTTAGCGGCTTAGGATCGGTCTTAAAGGGAATTGGTGCTGCTATGGTGGCAGTCGGAGTAGCTGCTACTGCAATGGCTGTAAAACTTGGTAAGGAAGTAATCTCTGCTTATGCTGATTATGAGCAGCTAGTAGGTGGCGTTAAGACTTTATTTGGAACTGAAACATCAAGCGTAGAAGAATATGCAAAGTCTGTTGGAAAATCGGTTGATGAAGTACGTGATGAATACAACAGTCTTCTTAACGCACAACAAAAGGTAATGAATGATGCCGATAATGCTTATAAAACCGCAGGTCTTTCGGCTAACGAATATATGGAAACAGTTACTTCATTTTCTGCATCTCTTATCGCATCACTTAATGGAGATACGGAAGCAGCTGCTACTAAAGCTAACCAGGCAATCATAGATATGGCTGATAATGCTAATAAAATGGGTACTGATATGTCTATGATTCAAAGTGCTTATCAAGGGTTTGCTAAACAAAATTACACGATGCTTGACAACCTTAAACTTGGGTATGGTGGTACTAAAACTGAAATGGAGCGTTTGCTTGCAGATGCATCAGAAATATCAGGTGTTGAATTTAGTATTGATTCTTATGCCGATATAGTCGATGCAATCCATATTATTCAAACGCAAATGGGTATTACTGGTACTACGGCAAAAGAAGCAGAATATACGATAACGGGTTCGATTAATTCACTTAAATCGGCATTGCAAAATCTTATAACAGGATTTGGTAATTCTGAAGCGGATATCAAAGGCTTATGTGATAACGTTGTTGATGGCTTTAAGGCAGTAGTAAAAAATATTACACCAATCATTGGAAATATAATATCGGCTTTGCCAACAGCAGTAGATGCCCTGATTGATGCTATCGGCGATTTGCTTCCTACATTTCTTACAATGGTTACTAACTTGTTCT